TCACGCCACTCCCCCCGGCGTGTAACTCGATGGCCTGGTTTTACGCCGCCCCATGGCCGACTTTTGCTCCGCCGTTGACACGCTCGCGGCTTCGTCGAACTCGCAAGGAACGCCTTCGAGCAGCACATTGCACTCGGCAACGATGCCCTTCATCTGGCGAGTTTCTGCGATGCGCTGCCCGATCCGGTGCTGCACGAGGTAGCCGGGGCCATCGGTGGTGACGGGATTGCGCGGGTAGCTTGCGAGAATATCGCGGGCCACGGTGCGCGCTGCGGTCAGGTACTCACGGGAGTAGCCGCCGGGTGTCTCGCAGGTCTGTTCAAGCGACGCGATGTGCGCGTCTGCGAACTCGTGGTCTGCGATGAAGCGGGTGGTGATTTGCATCACACCACCTCGCCGCGAGCCTTGGCGAGGGCGACGGTGGCCTTTTCCTGCGCTTCTCCGATGTAGACAAAGCCGGGCTGGTCAGACCGCTGCGGCTGCGATGCCGCCAGCATCTCAACCAGCGCCTCGTAAAGCTCAGGCGCGGCCGCGATCAGGGCAGCGTTGGCTGCTTTCTCGTCTGCCGGCGCAAAGCAAAACTGGTCGGTGCAAATCGCATGATGCTCAGCATCGATCTGCTTGCACACCGTGCTCTCGGTCGAGATCGACCAAGGCCCCGGCGTAAATTTCGTGGTGATTTGCATCACAGCGCCTCCTCATCAGCAACCTCGATCGTGCCGAGAAGACCGCGAGCGACGATGTGCGCGGCGCATTCCTCAGCGCTCGCGAAATCGTTGGTGTAGGGGAAGCCGAGAGCATCAACGCAGGCGTCGAACAGCTCGTTCGAAGTGCGGATGTAGCCGCGCGGATCAGCGCAGGTTTCGAACGGCCCCATGCGCAGGAGCGAGGACAGAAGCCCGTCGATGCGTTCGAACTGAGAAAGGGTGATTTGCATGTCCAAATCCTCGGGCGCCGGATGCGCCGTTGGAGATGTTTAATCACAAACTGTGATGGTGCGTCAACAGTTATTTTTCACAATCTGTGATTTCCCTGGACAGCCATATACCTCCTTCTCGACTCACCTCCCCAGGATGACGAATTTCGTCCGTGTAGGAAAATGGTTCGGGGTATGCGCTGGTCTTGAAGAAGACCACCGGATCATGCTGCATGGCTGAAATGACAAGGGCCCCGCCGAAGCGGAGCCCTGATAGACACTGCATGAACTTGTCATCGCCCCATGCAGCGGCCTCCGAAGAGGACTTAAATGCCGGGAGCTACCCGGCGCCGACTCCGATATGCGCCACGCATGTGGACAAATCAAGTCACAAGCCGAGTGCGGCCCTCACGCAAACTCGAATTTCGTCCATCTCATCGCGCTCGAGGACGCGGATGTCGTACATTCGCTCGCCATTCCAATCTTTACCCGCATAGAGCAATCTCAGGCGATGAAACGCCACCGTTTGAACCATGTCGCATTTGGCCCACATGACGGGGTTATCGTAGGGCGCTGGCAGAGGCGGATCCAGCTCGATGCAGTGATGCCAAGCCTCCTTGCGTCGAGGAGCTGTCGTGCTCAAAGGGATGATGGCACAAAGCTGAGGCCTGCCTTTCAGGAGTGGCGAAAGAACTATGGCGGGCCGGCGCTTCCCCATCTCTGGCTTTCTGAAGCCTTCCGAGAGATCAACGCGAATGATTGTGCCCGGCATAGGATGCGTAACGACAGTCACTTCTTGAAATTACCCCTCACCCTTGCGTTTCGAGCCTGCATCACTGATCGTAAGACGACTTCCAGTCCGTAACGATGATGATCTCCGGTTCGGCGGCCGAGCCCATGGGAGCCGCGCTAAATTCGACATGCCGGACGGTCGCGTAATGGATCTTTCCGTCCGGGCCGGTGGCTTGGACCAGATCGCCTGGCGACGGCACCGCGACGAACTTGTGAGGCCCCCAATTAACCTTCCGGCCGCCGCCGCCGTGGACGAACAGTTGGGCGGTGATCACTGGTCTGCTCTCAGTGAAAATCAACCAAATGTGCCTTTGATTTCAGCTTTTCTGCGGTAGCGCGCGAGATTAAAGCGCCACAGGATGATAGCTCCCGGCAGATAAAAGAGAGGAGCCCACCAGGCGAAGGCTCCATTCGAATAGCCGAATATCGCAACAGCGCCGATTACTACCCAAGCGATGATTGTCGTCTTAATTGCCCTGGATTCAGGGCTATCAAAACCAATTCCGGCAATCTTATTGGCTATTCCTGCCACAAGCCCACCGAACAATAAGAACCCAACGGTCGCACCGGTAATTTCAGCAATAAGGCCAATCACAATCTTTCCCCCCAATCTCTTAAAACTACCCGTCAGTCCCCGTTTTCACGATCGCCTGGGCAAGGTTGACGAGCTGACGCCGTTCACTGTCGCTCGCGTTGATCCAGATCTCAACGATGTCGGTCGGCAGCGTTCGCGGATCGTGTTCAAGGATGAAGCCAGGCTGAGTCTTCAGCGCCGGCGCTAAGCGCCTAAGCCATTTTGCTGAAAGCCCACGGCTTCCACCCTCAAGATAGCCGATCATGTTTTGGTTGGTGCCGACAGCGGCGGCCAGCTCGGCTTGCGTCATGCCGCGGAACTCTCTCCAAGCCTGGAGGTAGTTCGGGCCGCCGTTTTTGTCTGCGTCATCACTCATACCGTGATTATCGCAGGTTGTGAAAAATTCGTCTCCGCACAGGCTGTGATGTTTTAGACTTGCCTTTGAAATCACAATCTGTGATGTAGTGGGAATGGATAAGCCATCGCCCAGAGAGTTGCGTGAAGCCACTGGCATCAGTCAGTCCTACGCCAGCATGATCGCAAGTGATGACCGCAAGCCTTCGCGCTCGCTGGCCATCCACATCTTCCGCCGATTGGGCTGGAAGCATCCCATCATCTCTGACCTGACGGATGAGCAGCTCTCTGTCTTGGAGCAGATCGAGCCTTGGGCACCCAAGCAAGACGCCGCCGCATGACCGCCGCGTCGGGATTCTGTTTCATCATGGCGGGCCTCTGCGCCCTCATGCTCTGCGGCATCATCGCCGCTTTCATCTTTCCCCCAGAGCCGATGCCCTTCGGTCGCACGGACGGTGACCGCGAAAATCGCGGCGCCGTCCACAGCTCTGATCTCAACACATTTCATGGGTGAGGCGTATGACGCAGCGCACAAAAACAATCGTTCCCAAAATTGAACCACTTACGGAAGACCAGTTCCGCAACAATTGGCTGGTGACGCTTTCCCGCCTGTGCCGCGAGCACGGCGACGGCAAGGTTGCTCTCTGGCTCGGCGTCTCGGAACGCCACCTGCGCAACCTCAAGAGCGGCGCTTCGCTGCCTAGCGCAGATAAGATCTGGAACCTGCTCGCTTTTGACCAGTCGGCACATGACGAGTTGGACGGCGGCTATGGCGTCAAGAACGTCCCTTCGGACAGCATCTGCACGGCCGACTTACTGACACTCGATATGATCGCCCTCGCCCACGAGGTTGCCGAGCACGAGCACCCTGAAAGCCACGGCGGCGCGGTCACGACCGATCACGAACTGCGCCAGAAGAATGAGGCGCGTCTTCGCCGGGTGCACACCATCATCGGAACCTGGCTGCACCGTATCGACCAGATGCGCGGCGTCGCGACGTTCGGGAGGAATGCAGCATGAGGCGTCCTCGCATCACGGACATGGTGACGATCGCCTCTCGCCTCACTGGCGTGCCCGAGGCTGATATCGTCGGCCATCGTCGTCAGCTTCACCTCTGCGCGATCCGCAGCGCGATCTACGAACTCGCCGTCAACCATGGCTATTCCTACTGCGAGATCGGCCACAGGATCGGCGGCCGCGATCATTCGACGGTGATCAACGGCTTCCAGAATCAGGAACGCTTCAGCCGGTACATCGGCCTTTTCCCTGAGTTCCAGCAGATGCTCATGATCTACGCGAGCACGCTGGACCCGTTCGTCCGCGAAACGGATTGGACGCCGCCCGTGACCTTCAAGGTCCGCAAGTCGAGCGATCTTCGGCGCGAGCGAAATCAGCGCGCCAGCATTCTGCGAAGCCTCGAACCCCTCCCCGCTGGGCATAGCGCCCCGGAAGCCCGTCTCAGCCAGCAGGCCGGTTCCGACCGCCTCCGCGAAGCCATCGCGCTCGCGGCCTAAACCCATTCGAAAGGCGCCATCATGGCCGGTTCAGTCAACAAAGTCATAATCATAGGCAACCTGGGCGCAGACCCGGAAGTCAAATCCTTTTCGAATGGCGGCAAGATCGCCAACCTGCGCATCGCCACCTCGGAAAACTGGAAGGACCGCCAGACCGGCGAGCGCAAGGAACGCACCGAATGGCACTCGGTCGTGATCCAGTCGGAAGGCCTGGTCGGCGTGGTCGAGCGATTCCTGCGCAAGGGTTCGAAGATCTACATCGAAGGCCAGCTGCGCACCCGCAAGTGGCAGGACCAGAACGGTAACGATCGCTACACCACCGAAGTTTCGGTCGGCGGCATGAACGGCGTTCTTACCATGCTGGACGGCGCCAAAAGTAACGGTGGTGAACAGCGCCGCGAACCGAACGGCTCGCAAGGCGTAGCCTCGGACAGCTTCGGCAAGCCCGGGAACAGCGGCGGTAGCTTCGGTGATGACCTGGACGACGACATCCCGTTCATCACTGATCGGGGTATCTGGTAATGGGTTTCGCGCAGAAGCCGACCTCCAAGGTGCGCACCCGTGCCGACAAGGCATCGGCCCTCTGCGCTCGCCTTATCATGGCTCGCCCGGAGCGCATTCGCGAGCTGATCGGCAGCCATACCCCTGAGAGCTTCGCCAAAGAGCACGGCGTCACCGTAGGCATGATCCGCGAGACGTTCGAGCGGGCAAAAGGTGGTCTGGCATGAGCGCCTTCGACCACCTCGAAACCCCGCTGAACGAGGCGCCCCTGTTCTTCGTCGAGGAACCGGATGGCCGCAAGGATCTGTCCGAACTCGATCGGCAGGTGATGTTCCGCAAGTACCTGCAGAACCTCGCCCCGGCTGTGATGGCCTATGCCAATCCGAACGCTGCGAAGCGCGGCCTCAAGGCACAGGCGCAGTCGCGCAAGGAAGGCCTCATGGCCGGCGTGTTCGACATGACGTGCGCCTGGGACATCGACGCCAGCACGATTCCTAACTGCGATGTCTCGGTCTGCTGGGTCGAGATGAAGGGCTACGACGCCTCGGGTCGCCCCGGAAAGCTCTCACAAGCGCAGATCGATTGGGGCAACGCGATGGTCCGCAAGGGCCACAAGGTCGCCTGCTTCTTCTCCGGCAAATCCGCCTTCGACTGGATGGCCAGTCTCGGGGCGCCAATCAGGGGACGCGTCACGGCATGAGCTTTGAGCCGATCCGCGAGCGCAACATCGTCTCCCCGGTCTTTGACCTCAGGGAGTTCGCAAAACGCGTCGTCAGGATCGGCATCGATGCCGCCGAGGACAAGACCGACATGAAAGAGCGGATCATGATCGCATATCAGGATGGACACCTGACGGCCGAAGAAGCCGAGGTTCTCATCGTTGCACGGGGGCTCATGGGAGAATGAGCACATCACCGATCGCAGCGGTTGGTCCGCAATGGAATCGCCGGGTTGCCATGGTCTTTGCTGGCCAGGCAGACACCCGGATCAACACCGGCGAGGATTACGAAACCGTCTCGCTGGCCGAAATCTTCCACATGAAGCCAGCGGACAAGCCCAAGGACAAGTGCCTTGGCATGGTTCCGTCGTCCTATCGGGACTATGACGGGCGCTCCCATGCCGTGCAGCGCGCCAAAGGGTCATTCGTTGCTCTCTGCGGTGACGTTGACAAGGGCGAGCATGAGCTTGAGCACATCGAGACGCTTGTGCGCGGCTTCGTTCGTGACGCTGCCTGGCTGATCTATTCCACCGCAAATTCGCGGCCGGGTAACAAGCGCTGGCGCATCATCCTGCCGCTCGAACAGGAAGTCTCGTTCGACGAATGGCACGACGCCCAGAACGCGTTCTTCAATTTCATGGAAGTCAGCGGCGTCCAGATGGACCGCGCCATGGACCGCGCCGGACAGCCTGTGTTCCTGCCTAATGTTCCGCATGAGCATTCGTCCGGCGAGAAGCTGCGCGATGGCTCCGGCGATCCTCTCTATTTCGAACGCGCCACCAGCGGTACCAATGCCCCCGGCTTGACGCTTGCTCGCGGCGCTGTGAACGCCGGCATCAATGCCATTCGTGCCAAGCGCGCCGAGGACGATCGCGCTCGGGAACAGATGCGCCGGGATGCCGAAGCCCGCAAAGCCCAGCGCCCGCGTAGCGATGGCGATGGCCTGTCGGTCATGGAGGAGTTCAACCGCTCCAACTCGATCGCCAACCTCCTCGAACTCTATGGCTACAAGCAGAGCCCGCGGCACGGTGAGGATTACCGCTCCGGCTATCAGGAGGGCGAAAGCTACGCCACCCGCATCATGGGCGCCCATTGGGTCAGCTTGTCCATGTCAGACGCGTCGGCGGGCATCGGGCAGCGCTGCAAGTCAGGCTGCTTTGGCGACGCCTACGACCTCTACGTTCATTTCGAGCACAAGGGCGATCACAAGGCCGCGCATCGCCAGCTTCATGCTGAGCGCAAAGCCTCGGGGCCTATGCCTGAGCGGTATAGCTATGCGGCATCGGAGGAGCCTGAATATGATCTGGAAACAGGAGAGCCTATTATGGAGGCGCCTGTTTTCGAAGAAGACATGGGCGAGCGCGCCGAAATCCTTGATGTCGTGGATGCCTTCGATTTTGACGAAGCTGATATCCCGACGCGGCCATGGGTCATCCCTGGCGTCATGCTTTCAGGCTACACGCATATGCTGGCCGCTCCTGGTGGGTCCGGCAAATCGCTCTTCACGCTTCAGATCGCAATCGCGCTCGCCAAAGGTGAGGCTTGGGGCCAGTTCACTCCGCGCCGCAAGGCGAAGACGCTGATCATCAACGTCGAAGATGACCTTCACGAACAGCGCCGCCGTTTGGCGGCTGCACAGCGCGTCATGGAGGCCGATAAGGGCGATCTTCTCGGGATGGTCCACCTAGTCCGCGAAACTGACACCATTGTCGTCGCTGGATTCGACGAGACAAAGCGCGTGATGGCCGCAAAGCCTATCGTGCCCGTCCTGGTCGATTACATCCGGCGCCATGAGATTGATGTCCTGATCGTCGATCCCTTCACCGAGACATTCGAGGGCGATGAGAACGACAACAGTGAGGTCAAATGGGCGATGCGAATCTGGCGCGACGAAATCGCCAAAGCCACTGGCTGCGCCGTTTACCTTGTCCACCACACCACGAAGTACGCCAGCAACGGCGCCGGCGATGCCAATGTGGTCCGCGGCGCTGGCGCTATCGTGAACTCGACCCGCATCTCAGCAACGCTCATGCCTATGACGGAAGACGAGGCGGCGGCCATCGGCATCGAGCCCGCAGATCGAAACCTCTATGTCCGTTACGACGACGCGAAAGCCAACCAGTCGCTCAAGTCTGGCCGCGCTCGCTGGTTCCGCAAGGAATCGATCACACTGAATAACGGCCGGGACGACGAAGAGCCGGATGAAGTCGGCGCGCTCGTGCCTTGGTCCCCTCCTGGGGCACTGGATGGCATCAGCGTCCACGCTATCAACACTGTTCTTGACCGCATCGACGGCGGCATGGTTGGCCCTGACGGCGTTCCCACAGGATCGCGCTACACCGCGTCTATGCGCGGAGGCTCAAAGGAGAGCGGCCGCTGGGTCGGCACCATCCTGATGAACTCGCTGGGGATGAAAGAGGCTCAGGCAAAGGCCCTTATCAAGACCTGGTTGAGCAACGGTGTGCTTCTCGAACAGCCCTATCAAGACCCAGCTCGCCGTGAGGAACGGAACGGTCTTTTCGCACCCCGAAATTGCCGTCCGGGGGAGGTCCGCTGATGCCCAAAATCGCCGCCCGAAATGCGGAATGTTTTCGTGCAGATTTCGTGCAGATTTGTGCCCGAAATAATCCGGGAGCCCTAAGGGAAAACCATTTTGTGCAAAAGCGCCCGAAATGCGGGCGCGTTTTTGCACACAAATGGTGCAGGTTCCCTTCTGGGGCGCTCCCGGCAAGCTCGCGGCCCATCCCCTGGAACAACCTGGAACATGGCGGAACATCCATGCGTGTTCCGACCCACCCCACCTACCTCGCCCCGCTCGATGAAGGGCAATCTCACGTGACCACCTCCCCGGAGACCAAGACCATGACTGAAGAAGCGAAGGCGACGTACGAGGCTCGTTACTGCCCCGGAATGCCGACCGATTGCTGCGACTACGGCGTGATCTCGCACGAGACCGGCAAGGAGGTTTGCCGCGTCTGGGATCGTGACGACGCGGAACGGATCACGTCTTTGCTGAACACCCGCCAACCTTCGGTTTCCGAAGACCACGGCAAGTGCAGCGAGTGCGGTAAGACCGGGTCGCTGGCTGTGATCTCGAACGCGTTCAGCTTGTGTGGCGCATGTGCTCTCGGGCCCATCGACGCCCCCACCCCGGCCAGGGCAACGGTCGCTTCCTCGGCCACCTCGCTATCGGGATGAAGCCCAGCGAGATCCGCAAGCGCATGGCTGACGGTGAATACCCAGCCCTACACCCCACCTACCTCGCCCTGCTTGGGGGTGAGGGATGAACTCGAAAGGATTGAGGATGGGCGACGAGGTTGAGCAAACGTCCATGAAGACCCTGCAGCTGACCGTGAAGGCTCTGCTGTTGGCGAACGGTGCTGCCCAAGATGGTTTCGCAATGAAGTTCGACCTTTTCGACCTGATGGATGCCGGCCTCTACTCGTTGGTCGTCACGTCAAACCCTGAGGATGAATCCTTCACCGCGCACCTTCGCCCGATCAACGCCGCACCCAACCCCCTCCCCGGAGACCAAGACCATGACTGAAGAGAAGCTGAGAGCGCACCGGCAATCGCTCAACGACCACGAGGCGATGGCAGATGCCCAAGCTGGCTGCGTGCCCTGCAAGCTGTGTGGAGGAAAGGCCGTTATCACCGATGCGGGCGTAGGCGCGGGGTACTACATCGCCTGCGAGAACAGCGGGGCATTCCGAGTCGCCCAAGGCTGCATGATCACCGAGCGCCGTCTCGGCGGATGGGCCTACAACGTCATGGACTGGTGGAACCGGCTGCATTCCTTCCCCACCCCGGCCGCCGATGAGGTGGAGGCGGAAGTTCTCGACCTGCTTTTCCAGATCGACAACGTCGATCCAGCGGAGATTGCGAAGTCCCCATCGTACATCAAGGAAACCGCCCGCGCCGCCATCGCAGCAATGCAAGCCCGGAGCGCCGACCTAGAGGCAAACCTTTCCGCCGCACCGGAAGACCTGATCGCACAGGCCAAGCCGCTCGATCTTCCCGCCGAACCTGCGGGCGAGGAGCCGGACTGCGCGACCTGCCGGGGTTATCGGTATGTCGTCATGGCTCCATCTGCTGTTTCTGCTGGCGGGGAACACAGACCATGCCCGGTCTGCAACGGCGCCGTGACCTTCGGAAACGCCACCCCGACCAATCCCGAAAGGTTGGTGGGTGACATGGCCGCGTCTCTCCTGGAACTGGTCGCCGCCATGCGCAAGTACGAGATGGACGTGGATGGAGATCCGCCGGAACTGCACCGCATGATGATGCGGCGGGACGAGCGCCTGATCGCCCTTTCCGCCGCGCCTTTGAAGGAGGGAGAATGATGGGCGAAGAGGAAGCGCTGGACGTCATCAGCGACGCATTGAAGCTGGAAAGCTGGTTCGAGGGGAAGACGCTGACCGTCATGGTCGAAGGTCAGTTCGTGAAGCTGAGGCTCGTCAGCATAAAGGACAGCCCTTCTACGGCAGACATGCGGGGAGAACCGGAATGACCGAGATCGACACGGACAAGCTGCGCGCGCTGGCGGAAAAGCTACACGCAAGTTGCGACGATGGCCTAGACCCTGATGCGGCCTATGAAGCTGGGGACGCCATCCTCGCAATGGCAGAGGAGAATAAGCGGCTCAGGGAGGCGTTGGAGATGATAACCACCGTGCAGGATGGTGAGCAATCTTGGTATGCCCGTGACATCGCCCGCCGCGCCCTCCGCAGCGGTGAGAGGGAGGGGTAGGATGGAAATCTGCGTTCATCCCGAAAAGCTCGGAAAGCTGCTCGACGAGGTGAGCCGCTACCGAGCGCTGACCGAGGAGGAGAGCGTAATGCTCGAACAGATCGTTTGCCGCGGGCACCAATCCGCCGGCATCCGCATGCGCTGGACAGATGAGCATGACCGCGAACTGCTTGCGGCTGCTGATTGCCCCGGCGCGATCCAGCTGATGGCCGATCGCATCGGGACGACCCGTATGGCTGCTTACAAGAGGTTGCAGAAGTTGAGGAGTATGGCTTGTGGCTGAGATTGGAAGGCCGTCCCTGTACCGGCCGGAATACTGCCAGAAGGTTCTGGAGCTTGGTTCGGTCGGCATGTCGGTGGTCGAGATGGCGGCCGAAATCGGGGTTTCGCGCAACACGATGGAAACGCTGTGGCCGGCTGCGCACCCTGAGTTTCTGGAAGCCTTGGGGGAAGCACGTGACCGAAGCCAGGCATGGTGGGAAAATCAGGGCCGCCTGAACCTGGCGGCCGACAAGTTCCAAACTGCGCTGTACAACCGTTCAATGGCCGCTCGTTTCCCGCGTGACTGGCGAGAGAACAAGGCGATCGATCATACCTCCAGCGACGGCACCATGACGCCGAGGCCGGCGATCGATGCCACCAAACTATCGACAGAAGCCCTCAGGGAGGTCGTACAGGCGAAAAACGATGCTAAGTGACATAGACCTGCTGGAATGCGAGAAAGAGCTTGCACGACGCTCCCTAGGCGATTTTGCGCGTATGGCGTGGCATGTCCTGGAGCCGGGGACGAAACTCGCGTGGGGTTGGGCGCTAGATCTGATCTGCGAGCACCTTGAGGCGGTAAGCCGTGGTGAGTCTAAGCGCCTGCTGATGAACGTCCCGCCTGGCAGCATGAAGTCCCTGCTCACTGGCGTCATCTGGCCAGCATGGGAATGGGGTCCGCGCGATCGGCAGGAGCTTCGCTATGTCGGCACCGCGCACAGCCAGGATCTCGCCGTTCGCGACAACATGAAATGCCGGCGCCTGATCCAGTCCGAGTGGTATCAGGAGCGCTGGCCGGTTGCGCTGGTGAGCGACCAGAATGCCAAGACCAAGTTCGAGAACGAGCGCACTGGCGCACGGCAATCCACGTCATTTCAAGGGATTACGGGTTATCGCGGCGACAGGTTGATCCTCGACGATCCCCATTCGGTGGATGATGCCAACTCGGTGGTGAAGCTGGCGAGCGACGTGACGCTGTTCCGGGAAGCCATGCCGACGCGCGTGAACAATGACGAGAGCGCCATCGTGATCATCATGCAGCGCTTGAACGAGGCGGACATTTCGTCCGTGGCGATCGATCTGGGCTACGATCACCTCTGCATCCCCATGCGCTACATGCACGGGCCTTCCAAGCACGTCTTCGGCGCCGGAGATCCGCGCACGGAGGACGGCGAACTAATGTTCCCCGAGCGTTTCTCCGAGCAGCGCGTGCAGGCCGACGAGATAGCAATGGGAAGCTATGCCGTCGCAGGCCAGCACAACCAGAGCCCGACGCCTCGCGGTGGTGGCATTCTCAAGGCGGCCTGGTTCGGCAGCTATCGCGAGTTGCCGCCCCTCGAATGGCGCGCTGTTTTCGTCGATACGGCGCAGAAGACCGGGCAGGAGAACGATTTCAGCGTGTTCGAGTGTTGGGGGCGTTCAACGACAGGCCAGGCAGTGCTTATCGATCTCGTGCGCGACAAGTGGGAGGCGCCGGAACTGCTGGCAGAAGCGAAGGCGTTCTGGTTGAAGCATCAGAAATCGCACTCGTCGCCGCTGCGGGCCATGAAGGTCGAGGACAAGGTGTCCGGAACCGGCCTGATCCAGACTCTCCGGCGCGAAGGCATCCCGATCCTTCCCATCCAACGCAATCGCGACAAGGTATCGCGAGCGCATGACGCGGCACCGTTCATCGAGAGCGGAAACGTGCTGCTGCCCGAGTGGGCGCACTGGCTGGAAGACCTGATGAACGAGGTGAAGCACTTCCCGGCCGGCGCGCATGATGACATGCTCGACCCGATGTTTGACGCCATCGCGGAAGTGCAGAACGCGCGGGCAGAGCGACCCAAGGCGGTGGCTATACCGCGCACGGTCAACGCCTGGAACCGACGCTAGGAAAGGCAAGCGGACACCCATTCCGGCCAGCGGTAACTTCGCCGCCGTATGGCCGACATGACCGAAACCGACACCGCGCTCGATGATGAGCCTGTAGACCAGGACAGCGAACGGCTGCGTGAGGTCTACAACCGCGCGATGAAGCGGTTCGACGAATCCGCATTTCCCACCATGCGCAACCGCGAGGAAAGCCTTCTCGCACGACGGTTCATCACCATACCCGGCGCGCAGTGGGAGGGTGAATGGGGAGAACAGTTCGACAACGCGATCAAGCTGGAAAGCGATAACGTCGGCAAGGGCGTCAAGAAAATCGAGCGGGACTATCGCGAGAACCGCATTGTCCCCGACTTCCGTCCCGACGGCCCCAACGCGGACCAGGTTACGGCCGATACGCTGGACGGAATGCACCGCGCCGACAGCTACAAGTTCAAATCCCAGCAGGCGCGAGACAACGCGTGCTTTGAAGCCATCGCTGGTGGCTTCGGCGCTTACCGCCTGACGAACGAGCTGGAAGACCCGCGCGATAAGGACAATGACCAGCAGCGGATCAACCCGGCATCCATCATCGTCGATGCGGATCAGTCGGTGTTCTTCGACATCGGCGCCAAGCTCTACGACAAGTCCGATGCGCGGTATGTGTTCGTGCGGCAGCGCTACACCCGCGACGCCTTCAGCGATAAGTTCGGAGACGATTGCGCGTCCGAGTTCCCGGAAGGCGTGCTCTGGTCAATGCGGGACTGGTTCCGTACGGATACCGTGGCTGTCGCGGAATACTACGAACTGGAGGAATCAGACGATAAGCTCTGGATCCTGGAGCACGAACTGTCCGGCGAGGAAAAGCGCGTCTGGGCCTCGGCTCTGGAGGAAGGCGATCTTGCCGAATTGAAGCGCGACGGGTGGAAGGCGCGCAGCCAAAAGCGCAAGCGCTGCCGCGTGCACAAATACGTTCTCTCCGGTGCGGAGGTGCTGGAAGATTGCGGGCTCATGGCCGGTGACCAGCTCCCCATCGTGCCGGTCTACGGCAACCGCTATTTCGTGGACGGCATAGAGCGCTGGAAGGGCTACGTTCAGGACCGCATGGATGATCAGCGCCTGCTGAACTCCTGCCTCTCCAAGCTGGCCGAGACGAACAGCCTGGCGCCACGTGAAGTCCCGATCTTCGACCCCGAGCAGATGGATCCTGTCATCGCGGATGAGTGGGCGCGGGCGAACATCGACCGCTTGCCGTACCTTCAGGCTCACTCGTTGCGCGACGGCAATGGCAACATCATCGCGTCGGGTCCCATCGGCAAGATCGAGCCGCCGCAGCTCGCCCCTGTCACCGCCACGCTTCTCCAGTTCGCCAAGGCTAACCTCACCGAAGATCTGCAAGACGCGGACGAGGTGAAGGCGAACACCAGCGCCGAAGCCATGGACATCGCTTCGGCCCGAGTCGATGCGAAGTCGGGAATCTACCTCGACAACATCCGCCAGTCGGTGCAGCGCGAGGGCGAGATTTACGTCTCGATGTGCGCCGATGTCTACGTTGAGGAAGGCCGCGAGGTCGAAACGATGGACGAGGACGGCGGCGACGGTCGCGCGACTCTGGTCCAGAGCTACACCGATCCGAAGACGCAATCGAACTTCACGATCAACGATTTCCAGACCGGCCGCTACAAGGTCATTGTCTCGGTCACCGAAGCCACAGCTACCCGCCGCGACAAGACCGTCAAGGCCATGCTCAACATCGCCCAGGTTGCTCAGGCAGCAGCAGGCGATCAGGATCTCGCCAAGGCCGCGCTCCTCACCGCCGTGCAGAACATCGACGGCGAAGGCTCCGACAACATGATCGAGTATGCCCGCAAGCAGGCTGTCGCGATGGGCCTACAGGAGCCGAGCGAGGAAGAGAAGCAGCAGATGGCCGAGGCTGCACAGAACCAGCAGCCCGACCCGATCGCTGTTGTGGCGGAAGCTCAGGCCGAAGACTTCAAGGCCAGCGCGGCCGAGAAGGCGGCTAAGGCACAGAAGACGCAGGTCGAAACGCTCAACGCCATGCGCGAGCCTGCCGAGACCGCCGCGAACACTGAATATCTCCAAGCCAAGACGGTTGAGGCGCTTTCCAAGGCTGGATCGAACCGAGTCGATGCCATGCAGCCGGCGAACGACACTGCGCCCGCTCCCGCGCCTCAGGGCGATCAGTCTGCACCCGCCCCGGCGCCTGCCTTCGACGACGGAATGCCAGCCTTCCTGCGCCGCCCCGCTTAGGGAAGGCAAATAGACCTCCCTCCCCGCGCACTCGTAATTTTCGGCCATCGGCAACCGCTGGGCCGTCAACCGGCGAGGCAAAGGGATAGAGCATGGCAGATGAGCCCGAAGACGTTCTCGAACTGGAAACCGAAGCCCCCGAGCAGGAGGAAGAGGAGCAGAGAGAGGAAGGATCCGAAGGTGAAGCCGATGCCGAAGGTTCTGAAGAAGACCTGATCGGCTTTGGCGAAGGCGAGGCGGCGCCGGCCTCGGAGGAAGAAACCAGCACCATCCGCGACATGCGGCAGCAGCTTCGCCAGGCGCAGCGTGAGAACGCCGAGCTTCGCAAGCTGACCAAACCGCCGAAAGTGGAACTGGGGCCGAAGCCGACGATCGCGGACTGTGAGTACGACGAGGATCGGTACGAAGCGGCCCTGGATGCGTGGAAGGAGCGCAAGGCGGAAGCTGAGCGCGAGGACCGCGAGGCGGAGGAGCGGCAGAAGAAGGATCGCGAGGAATGGGCCGGACGGGTTCAGACCTACCAGACGGGCAAGACCCAACTGCGCGTTTCCGACTTCGATGCGGCCGAAAGCACGGTCTTTACCGCGCTTCCGGAGCAGCATCAGGCGCTCCTCATGATGTCGAAGAACCCAGCGGCGCTCGTCTACGCGCTGTCGAAGGCTCCGGCAAAGCTGGATGAACTCTCGAAGCTCGATCTCACTCGCGCGGCCATGCTGGTCGGCAAGCTGGAGGACAAGGTAACCGTGACTACGCGCCGCAAGCCCTCTGCTCAGCCCGACACGCCGCTCAGGGGCAACACGAACATCTCGACCCCGAGCAATGACCGCGAACTCGCCCGCCTTGAGAAGGAAGCTGACCGCACCGGCGATCGATCCAAGCTGATCGCCTACAAGCGCTCCCTCAAGGCTGATTGACCTCGATTGACGGATTGAGAAAATGGCAACCAGCTTTTCCCGCGAAGAAAAGATCATCTTTGACGAGATGGTCGAAGGCTTCGACGACGCCCTTGTGATCGGCAAGGAAGTCGAGAAGTTCACCCCGCCCGGCCCGCAGGACATGGTTCACTACGGTGACAAGTTCTGGCTTCCGGTGCCGATGATCGGTTCGAGCTATGACGGCTTCGACCAGACTGCCAACTTCGATGGCCTGACGGAAACGAGCGTCCCTGTGACGGTCGGCTTCCACAAGTCGAGCCCGAAGACGCTTTCGTCCAAGAACCTGCGCAACGAATGGGCCCTGCGCCAGTACGCCAAGGCGGCCCGGCAGAAGCTCTCCTCGGACATCAACGGCTCGCTGTTCGATACCGTTGCCCTTACCGGCTCGGTCTTCGTCAAGCGCACCGTGGCGCCTACCGGCTTCGATGACGTGGCGCTGATCGATACCACCTTCGCGCGCACCGGCGTCACCGACACCGACCGCTCGCTGTTCCTGGCTGCGTCGGCCTACAACGCCATGGCCGGCAACCTCGCCAAGCCGCAGGCCTCGGCCAACCCGAAGGTCAATTCGGCATTCGAGCGCGCCTTCGTGGGTGAAATCTCGGGCTTCCGGACGTTCAAGAACGACACCGCGAAGATCCTGGGCGCTGCCACCGGCGGCGCGACCACCGTCAATGGCGCGGGCCAGTTCTGGGAGCCCAAGGCAACCAGCACCGGCGCCACCGGCGAGGTCGAGAACGTCGATAACCGCGGCCAGAACCTGACCATCACCGCGGCGACCTACGCCAACATAAAGGTCGGTGATGCCTTCACGATCGCGGGCGTCAATTCCGTCCACATGATCACGAAGCAGGACACCGGCCAGCTTCAAACGTTCCGTGTCGTCGGCAAGCCCTCGGCCAACGTGATCACGATCTGGCCCGCCATCATTTCGAACGGCGGCAGCACGATCGGCGGTAAGGAACTGCAGAACGTCACGGCCACCCCGGCCAACGGCGCTGCGCTGACCTGGCTGAACACCGTCACCGCCGAGATGAACCCGTTCTTCGTGCGCGGCTCGGTCATTCTGGTTCCCGGCTCGTTCGCCGTGGACCCTGAGGATGGCTGGGAAGTCATGCGGGCCACCACGGATCTCGGCATCGCGATCACCTACGCGCGCCAGGGCAACATCAACGACCTGTCGGTCAAGATGCGCTGGGACATCGACTACGGCACCGCGAACCTGCAACCGCAGATGACCGGCGTGGAAGTCTTCAACCAGACCTGAGGAGAGACGACATGGCGAACAAGACCAACGACGACGCAACGAAGCCTTCGCCGGCCGAGGTGCAGGAAGCGCAGAAGGAAGGCGTCCTCGACGCCGTTCGTGATGCGCAGACCACGCAGAACATCGACATCCTCAAGGGTGATGAGCAGGAGGCCCCGCGCTTCTACAACATCATCGGCACCAACCTGCTTGAGCCCCTCACCGGGCTTGGGCTGGAGGCGCTCAAGGCGTCGATCGATCCGAAGAAGGACGATGCCCTCTCCGAAGAGGTCATTGCAAACCTTCTCATCCTGGAGCGGAACGGCCCGAACCGGACCGATTTCGTCAAGCTCCTGATGGACCGCCTGAAGATCAAGGACATCCGGAAGGAACTGCCGCAGGCCGGCGGTCCCGACTATACCAACGATGTCACGGCGGTGTCGAAGCTGTGAGCGAATTCCCCAAGATGCTCTACCGGGACGGCCATACCTGCCGCGTCTGGGATGAGCATGACGTGGACTGCAAGACGGTCCGCGATGGGGACGAGGAATGGGAGGCGCTGTCCGCTGGATGGCGCCTCACTCCCAACAAGATTTCACCTCTGGACCACGACGGCGACGGGAAGCCCGGCGGATCGCGCGACTTCCTTGACCAGCTCACCGACGAGGAACTGAGGGCTCGGTGTGAAGAGAATGGCATCGCGCTTCACCACAGAGCCGGACGCGCGAAGATGCTGCAAAGCCTGAGGGGTTCGAGCCATGAGTAATGCGGTTTTCCTTCTCGATCCCGTAACCGGGCAGAGGTATCGCGCGGGCGGTCCCGCAGACGCAAACGGCAACGCCCAGGGCACGATCGCCAATCCCACCTACACGCAGGCGGGATACCTCCCAGCGGGCACGGATCGCAGCGGATCGGTCACAACCGGCGGCACAGCACAGCTCATTGCGAACACGAATGCCAATCGGCGCGGCCTGACGTTCCAGAACACTTCCGACACTGAGATGCGAATCACCGAGAACGGCTCGGCCGCGACGGCAACGAACGGCTATCAGGTTGCGCCTGGGGGCCGCATCAGCATCAGCACGAACCGCGCGATCAGCATGTTCTGCGCGACGACCGGTAAGACCTTCGCCGCGACGGAGTTCTGAGAATGACGCCGCTCCAGAAAAGGGCGTTTGACTCCTGCGCCACCTGCGGCCAGCACTGCCGCTGCGATCCGTGCGATGGGTCGGTGACGATTCCCATCCCGGAAGGCCCGACGAACAAGGAGATCATTGATCTCGCCTATCTCGGGCTCGGCACGACCGACGCCATGTTCGGCCGCACGGACGACGAATACGCGAACGGCATGGTCCTGCTGCGGGCGATGATGTCGGAATATCCCTACAACCGCCTCGGCTATGACATGCGGGAGGCGCGACTGAGCGAGCGCAGCGGCATCGATCCACAATGGCTCACGGCGGTAGGCTACAGCCTGTCGGAGCGCATCGCCGCAATCACGCCAAACAAGCAGGTCCTGCCGACCACCGCCAGGCAGAAGGCCATGGCGATGTCTCAGCTTGCCGCGTTCGTGAACCGCGCGCCGAGCGTGAACTATGCCGATAGCACCCCTGGCGGCGCTGGCCGGCGTTGGGGCTATTACGACCCCACCTTCATCCATCAGGCCTATACCAGGAAGCCCTGCTGATGCAGGCGCCGATCATGTCAGGCACTACGGTCAAGGACGGGGAGTTCGTCAAGAGCTACCCGATCAATCTTGAAGCGCGGGCGATGGATAGCGGCGTCAGCAAGGGGCAGCTCGTCACCACGCGCGGGACAAAGCCGTTCGGAACCGGGCCGGGGAAGGATCGCGGCGGTATCGTCTGGAACGGCATGCATTACCGCGTGATGGGCTCGAAGCTCGTTTCCGTATCCGCGACAGGCGCCGTTACCACCCTTGCGGATGTTGGCGATGATGCCTCTCTAGCCGGGCTCGACTATGGCTTCGGCCGCCTTGCAATCCGATCGTCACAGCGCTTGTTCTATTGGGACGGAACGACGCTCACGGACGTGACAGACCCGGATTTGGGCGTCGTGCTCGATATGCTCTGGATGGACGGATATTACGTTACGACGGACGGAACCTATGTGGTTCTTACCGATCTGTCGGACCCGACCAGCGTCGATCCCTTGCGATACGGATCGGCAGAGGAAGACCCCGACCCGATCACGGGCCTGCTGAAGTACCGCGAAGAGCTTTACGTCATCGGGCGCAACACGATCCAGGTGATGCAGAACACCGGCGGGAACGGCTTCCCCTTTTCGGTGGCGAACGGGGCGATGATCCCCACCGGCGCCGTCTCTGCCTCCGCGAAGTGCATGGTGGGAGGTGATGGTTTTGCTTTCGTCGGGTCGCCGCGGAACGAGCCGATCGCCGTCTACTACTACAACGGCTCGCTCAACCGCCTGTCAGACACGGAAATCGACGACATCCTGGCCGAGGAAGCGCAGCCGGAGCTTATTCAGGTGGAGTGCCGGGCGTTCAGCGGCGAGCGGCAGATCCTCGTCCACCTCGCAGGCAAGACGCTCATGGTCCCTCTGGCTACTTCCGATGCCGCCGGCGCAGCAACCTGGTCGATCCTGCATTCCGGCTATTTCGAGCCATATCGCCCGCGCCGCGCCGTGTTCGCCAATGGCGTGCATGTGGTAGGCGATGCCGCCAGCAACGCGCTGGGCGTCCTGTCCGAGAGGGAATCGGAGCACTTCGGCATCGCTACCGACTGGCAATTCGACAGCGCCCTGATGTTCGATGCTGGCGGCATGCACCTGTCGCAGGTCGAGCTGACAGGACAATTCCCGACCGTGAAGAATGCGATATTCTGCTCGATCACGCGGGACGGCGTGCAGTGGAGCCGGGAGGTATCGCGCGTCCTCAGCGGGCGCCGCGATGAGCGCGTGCTGTGGAACCCGAACGTCGATCTCTATGCGATGGGTGCGTTCCGGTTCCGAGGTCGCAGCAAGGTCGCGATCTCGAGCTGCGAGATCACCTGATGGGAGAGCAGTTCTATCTGACCCGCGAGGAAATCGCCCAGGTTTGGCCCACTCGACGGACCCAACAGCGCTTCGATCTCATGCAGCGATCGGTTGCTGAGACGGGTGAGACAGTGACAGCGAACGTTGAGGCGACCCAGCTTATTAAGGAGGCGACCTACGTCACGCTGTCTCCAAACGCCGAGTTGCCGAACGAGCGCGTGCTCAACATCGGGACCGGACTGGCGATCTCTGCTGATCGCGATAACGTCTATCTCTCGGTGAGCAGCGAGACAGTGCAATCCGCCGGCGGCTTCGAGATAACTCTGACTGCGCAGGGCGACGCGACCCTCGGCGTGCCGTTGAACGGGTTCCTCGCCACGACCGAGAACGCTGAGACGCTGAAAAACAAGACACTGGATGCGCCAAAGTTCTCAGGCCTCAACACCTATGCCGATGATGCCGCCGCCGATGCCGCCGGGCTTGCTTCTGGGACCGCCTATCTGGTTGGTCGCGCCATCCACGTCATGCCCTAGCTAGGGAAGGCAAATAGCCGCAATTCCGCCAATGCGCGAAAACCCGAGCGTTAACAGGAAGCGCGCTCGTGGGTCTATTCGGATCGATAACATCTCTGTTCGGCGGTGGGTCCGTGAAAAAGGGCCTGACCAAGGCCGCCAATGCGCAGCAGGCCAGCTCCAACAACCAGATCGCGAACCTCGACAGCGCGCTTCAAGAGATCATCTCGGGGTATTCGCCCTACACGTCTCTTGGTGCGTCGGCTGCAAGCGCGTTTGGCGATCTTCTCGGCTTGGGTGGATCTGCTGCTTCCGGAGGATCGCCTGGCACGGTTGACTGGGCGGCATATGTCAACGGAAACCCCGACGCCCTGGCGAATTGGAACGCCATCAAGAATACGTCTTCCGGTGCGCGGTTCAACGGCGATATTGGCGCGTTCGGGCAGTTCCATTATGCCGATGACGGCTCTCGCCGTGACCTTTCTGCGTTCACGAGCGGCGCAACGGGAGCCACCGGGGCCGTGTCCGCAGCGGATGCCCAGCAGGCGGCGATCGATGCTCTTAAAGCGTCCCCGCTCTATGAATCGCTCTATCGCAACGGCGAGGAAGCCGTGCTGGCGAACGCTTCGGCAACGGGTGGCATTCGCGGCGGGAACACGACGACATCGCTTGCTAACTTCGGCGCGGACACCCTTTCGGCAGTGATCCAGCAGCAGCTCGCGAATTACGGTAGCGCGATAGGGGCAGGCCTCGGCGCGAACAATGCGACCACGAATGCCAACCTGTCCGTCACCGGCGCGCAGAACGATGCGACCCAGACAGCCACGAACGCCCTTATCCAGAAGTACCTCGGCAAGGCGGGCGTGAACTCGCAGAACTGGAACAATCTCGGATCCACGCTGGATAACGCCATCTCGCTCAAGAGCATCGGCAAGTTTGCGGGCAAACTGTTCTAATGGCGGCCGAACTCAACTACGCGAACATCATCGCGGCCGGACAGCAGCTTGTCCCCGATCTTCGAGAGCAGCTTATGCAGGATCGCCAGATCAAGCTCCAGGAGCAGCAGGCGGCGGTTCAGCAGCAGGTTGCCCAGCAGAGGCAGGCGCAGTTCAACCGTCAGCAGGTTTTCCAGCAGCGCCTTGCAACGGCAACCTCGACAGGTTCGCCGGCTGCTATCCGGCAGCTCTTGCTTGAGTTCCCTGAGTTCGCTGACCAGCTCAAGCCAGGTTGGGAATCGCTCCAGGCTGACGATCGCCGCCGCAACCTTACGCAGGTCGGCAGCGCCTACACGCGCGCACAGAACGGCGATTACAAGGGCGCGGCCTCGATCATCCAGCAGCGCTATGAAGCCGATGTGGCGGCCGGGCAGGCGGATGAGACGACCAAGGAAATCCTCGACGCGCTGAACAGTGGCGATCCGGCGCAGCAGCAGCAGGCCGGTTCATTGCTCGGCATGCTGATTGCCTCCAACGATCCCGAGAAGTTCTCCGAGACCTACAAGGCGCTGAACCCGACTGACGCCAAGACGACAACCGAAAAGGAATACGCCTGGCGGGTCCGCCGCTTTGGCAAGCAGGACGCCGACGATTGGCTCGCGGTGCAGGACACTAAGGTTGTTCCTGTCACCGAAGGCGGCGAACTCGTGCGCGTCACGCCTGGTGCCCGGTCGGGCGGCCTCGTCGCCACTCCCGAGCAGCGCGCCGAGACTGCGCGCCTTGAAGGCCAGTTCCCCAACGCGCCGCGATATGGCGCAGAGGCGAAAGGAGGTGGTCAAGCTATCTCGGCAACGGGCAGCGCCATCGAAAACGCTGCCCTTGCTGCCGTTCCGGGTCTGACCATCACGAGCCGCCAGCGATCCCCCGGCAAGAACGCGTCTGTGGGTGGTGTCTCGGGCAGCTACCACCTGACTGATCAGGCGCGAGACTTCGTGCCGCCGTCCGGGATGTCGATGGGGATGCTGGCGAAGCGTCTGCGCGACGCGATGCCTGGTTTCGATGTGATCAACGAAAAGGATCACGTCCACGTCGAGCCTGGTCCCGGTATGGCGCGACGCTCGGCAACGCAGGGGCCAGTGCAGGTCCGTTCGCTTCAGGAAGCGCAGCGCCTTGCCCCTGGCACTCTCTACACCACCCCTGATGGCAGGACTTTCCGCCGATGAGCACGAACTGGCCCGGCCAAGAAATCTCCGGCGGCGGATCGCAATCGGGCACGACGCTTGAGCCAATCTATTCTCGCCCCAATAATCGAGCCGATGCGCAGGATGCGCGCGATGAAAAACGTTTGGGCCTTGATATCGAGCAGGAGGCTCGGTCTGGCCGGAACGAGCGGGATCAGGACGATGATAGGCGGTTCCAGCGTGAAACTACGCTGCAAAGCCGATATGAGGCGTTGCAGCCTGTAAAAGACTATAGGGCCATGCTTCCGCAGGCTATCCAGGCATTGCAACTCCTGGACGATCCGACTGCCGACCAGACGCTGCTTTACGCATACGCAAAAGCGATGGACCCTGGTTCCGTCGTAAGAGAAAGCGAGCAGGGAGCCGCGGCAAATGGCGCGGGGTACTGGGATGCGTCCGTCGCTAACCTCAAGAAGCAGTTTGGCATCGAGGGAGGCGGCCTAGACCCGAACGTCCGAAGCCGCCTGAAGCGCGACTTGATCAATCGCCTCCAGCAGAATGGCCTTCAGTATCGCAATCAGCGCAAGCGGTTCGCGGATGATGCTTCCGCTAGCGGGGTAGATCCAGCTAGGGTCATCGGCCCTGACGATTTCGATCCATTTCTCTCGCAATGGGAATCGTATCAGGCTCGTCAGCGCGGCAACGTATCGACCGGCCAAGCAGGCGCGCAGACCGCCCCTGGGGCCACCGGCGCGCCGAACGGCGTCACCGACCCCACGCTACGCGGTGGCCTTCCTGTTGGCTCCCAGATCGAATGGAGCGCCGATCAGCCCGAGCAACCCTTCGATCGCGGCCGCTATTTGGAAAAACTCGGGATCAACGAACAGCAGGAAGCGCAGTGGATAGCGTTTCTGAACCAGAACGCAGGCAACCCAAACCTCAGCGTCGAAACTGCCAACCAATGGCTTGCGTCGAAGGGCATCGCATATCGCCCCAATCCAGCGGCGCTCCAGCAGCTAATCGCTGATCTCCGATCGGGGAAATATAGCGGCGTCGGCCCTATCGACACCACGGCGGCTGAGCAGCAGTACCGGCAGCAGCTACAGGGCGATCTCCAACGCGAGGGATTCGACCCGACGAGCGGCGGGTCCTACGCGGCGCGCGCTGCTCGCGGTCTTGAGCTTGGCCTATCTGACGAGATCGAGGGCATTGGCGGCGGCATTGAAGCGCTTCTGAACAACCGAGGCGTGGCCGATGGCTACCGTCTGGCGCGGGATCGATCGCGCGAGGCGTTCTCCGAGATGGAGGATCAGCAGGGCATCCCCGGCTATGTTGCCGAGTTCGCTGGCGGCCTTGCTGGTCCGGTAGCGGAGGCCGCAGGGGCAAAGCTCCTCGGGGTCTCGCGCGGTCCGCTGACTGCCGCTGAAGCCGCAAAGCAGGCTGGCATCGCTGGCACCGTCGCCGGTTTCGGGTATGGCGAAGGCGCTGGCGACAGTCTGACCGGCGCCGCTTTGGGCGGCGTTACCGGTACTGGTCTCGGGTTCGGGATTGGCCGCGGTGCTGAAGCTCTTGCTGCGCGTCGCGCCGCCCAAGCCGCTGCGCCAGCGTCTGAGGGCGCGCAAGTCATCCAGGCAGCCGACGATCTCAATGCCCAGCTTGGAACGAATCTCCAGCCTATCCCGGCCGATGTTGGCGGCGTAAACACGCGGCGGGCAACGGGCTGGATGGCGCAACTTCCTCTGTCCGCCGGTTCTATCATCCGTGGCGCTGAAAATCTGAGCAACGAAGCCCAGGCCGCCCGCGATGCGATTGCAGCCCTGACGGGTACTGCCGGAACTCGCGAGCGAGCGGGCGAAGCCGCACTGACGGGCGCACAGAAGTATATCAAGAGCAGCAAGACGAAGGTCGATGCTCTCTATGCCAAGGCTCGCCGTCTTGGCGGTGATGAGCCTGTGGACCTCGCCAACGCCCGCCAAGTTCTTGACGATAACATCGCAGAGCTTGCCGCAACCCCAGGAGGTGCTCCCGGCCTAGCGCGCCTACAAGCCCTTCGCGACACTTTGGACCAGCCTTACCCCGTCGAGGGTGTGAAGCGCATGCGTTCGACATTGCGCGATGAATTCCTAGGCGAAGGCCTGCGCAATTCTGATCTTGAGCGGCGTGTAGGCATGGTGGTGGACGCCGCCGATGACGACATCACTACCGCTCTGAACACGGCCGGAAAGGGTGAAGCCGCCCGAGCATATCAGGAGGCCGCAGCAGCTTACAAAGAACGGGTAGGCGTGATCGACGATATTCTCGCGCCGATCATCGGGAAGGATCGGAACAATCCGAGATCCGACGAGCAGGTAATCGGGGCGATCGAGGCGGCCACGAAGAAGGATGGCGCCGGCTTGGGGAAATTCCTGTCAGCACTTCCTGCTGAGGATGCCAGCACTGTTCGCGCCACTCTTATCTCCCGCCTCGGCCGCAACACCAACGGCGGGCAGAATGCCGCCGGGGATGCCTTTAGTCTTCCACGCTTCCTCACGCACTGGAATGAGCTGAGCAACAACGCAAAGTCGCAGCTTTTCGGCGGCGAAGTTCGCGCTGCCTTGGAAAACCTGGCGAAGGTCGCGGAAGGCACCAAGGAAGCGCAGAAGTTTGCCAACTTCTCGAACACGGGCAGCGTCGTCGGTGGAATCGCTACCGGCGCTCAGCTCCCCGGCTTCTTCGTGGCGCCGATCTCCACGACCGTCGCCCTCGCCTCGCAATTCGGTGCCGGCAAGCTCCTCGCCTCCCCTTCCTTCGCGCGCTGGCTCGCGAAGATGCCGAGCAACCCCGGCCTCATCGAGAGGCACGTCAGCGCGCTGTCCCGCATAGCAGCGAACGACAACGCGATTGCTCAGGATGTTATCGGGCTGAAATCGGCACTGGAGGGGGTGCTGGCGCCAACGGCGCGGTCGGCTGCTGCTCCGGCCCCCAGCGCAGAAACATCAGCAGGATCACAAACAGGGGAACGCCGATGAGCCATCTTTTCATCTGGGGAGAATACCTGTGACCCTGCGCATCGGCAATCCCCTTCCGTTCTTCACCGACAAGCGCGGCCTGCCCATGGACGGCGGGAAGCTCTATGTGGGCGAGGTCAACGACGACCCCGAGCTGAACCCGGTTCAGGTCTACCTTGACGAGGCTTGCACCGTCGAGGCGCCGCAGCCGCTGCTAATTGTCGGCGGTTTCGTGACGAGCGATGGCAACCCGGCGTTCTTCTACATCGCAGAGGACGCCTATTCCCTGCGCGTTCGCGATCGCGATCTTGGCGAGGTTTACTACTTCCCTGATGCAGTGGTTGAAGAGACACGCTGGCAGCCGGTCAACAGCGTTCTCACGGCCATCTCCGCGCTGGCAACCACTGCATATGGGCTAGGCGTCCTGACCCAAGCGGACGCCGAAGCTATGCGTAATTACATCGGTCTCGTTGCAACGTTGCCGCTGGCAGGCGGGACGATGACTGGCAACATTCTTCGCCAGGGCGCCGGCACCCACCTTTACCACAACGATACCACCTACACTTCAGGCCGGGTCTTCGTGACCGCGAACGGGGCCGCCGATCCGACCTCTCTGATCGGTGACGTGTGGCTGGAGTTGGCGCCATGATGCACGTCCGCACCGCCTCCGGCGTAAAGGATATCGCCTCCATCAGCGTGCGCACTGCGGCAGGCTTGAAGGAGATCGACACCGCCAGCATCCGCACCGCTTCAGGAACGAAGGAATTCTTCGCGCCGGGCGGCGGGGAAGGCGCGTTCCAAGTCAGCGTGAACAATTACAATCCGCGCGGGTCTGTCGTGAACCCCAATGCCGTGACCGTGACGACGGGGATTGTGACCCTCACACCGTCCGGAGGAGAGGCGCCCTATAGCTACAACTGGAACGACCTGAATGGCCCGTCGTCGTGGTCGATCGTGGTTGTATCTCCAGGACAAGCTAGGTTCGCATGTCAAGGCGTGGCGCCGATGGATGAAGTTTACGGCGTGTTCTCATGCACTGTCACAGATGCGCGGGGGCGGCAGGTGACGACCAATGAAATCACAGCTTCTGTTTACAACTATGGGGGTCTTGCCTGATGGCCTACGCTCTCGACGGCATCGTTCGCGACGTTGACGGCGTTCCGGTCTCGGATGCGCTGGTCTATATCTTCTCGCCCGAAGGCGTGCTCGCTGATCTCTACGACGATTTGGGCGACCCGATTGATAACCCTCGCGGAACGAACCAGGTCGGCGTCTGGTCCGCCTTCAGTAAGGTCGAGGGATTCCACACCGTCAAAGTCAACTACGGCGGCCGGGAGCGGAAGGCTTACGAGCAGCTTGTAGGCGAAGATCCTATTACCCGTGCCTACGATGCTGCGGGAGCGGCAGAAGCCTTCACCGGGCCTACGTTTGCTTCCGTCTCAGATGGTTTGGCGAACACCTCTAGCGGAGATTTCTTCGCAGTGGTCAATGGCGGGATCGTTACCGTCTACCTCAACAATGCTGGTAGCGCGATCTATCAGCGAGACGCAGTAACACAGGCCGCCCTCGCCTCCACCGACACCGGCAAAGGCGCCGCCCTTGTCGGCTTCGCACTTGATTCCACGCAAGCCCGCGAACAGACGCTTGAGCAAAAAGCACGGCAGATCGTTGTCTCGCCTGAAGACTTTCAAGGCTATCATGGTGATGGCGTGACGGATGATCACGCCGCGTTCCAGAGTGCGGCCGATTACCTACTGGCTCGTGGCGGAGGCGTGTTGCGCATTCCGTCGAGGGCGCATTTCCTCAGTCAGCCAATGATTTATCCCGGCAGCGCGCTAACCATCCTGGGTGATAACCAGGGATGCTCCAGGATCGTGAACGGCTCTACCAACAGCCCCGCGCTTCAGTTTGGCGATGGAACAACGCTTGGCTATCGTAACGCCATCGCTAACGTGATCATTGGCGGGGCATCTGGCCTGACGCTTGCAGAGGGGAACTGCGGCCTGCTGGCGGTCAAACAGTCCAACCTGTCGATCTCGAACGTCCAGACCTTTCAGTTTCCGGGCAAGCTGCGCGACGGGATCATTCTGGACTGCGTAACGCAGAGTTATCTCGATCGGATCGGCTTGCAGGACGCGGCGAACCGCAACCTCGCGATCAGGAACCAGTGCGTGGACATCGTAGCCACGAATGGGCGTTGTGACGCGGGTGCTTACGGCGTTGAGTTCCGCGACGTGCAGGGCATGTATTTCACAAACTGGACCTGTTACGGCAACACGATCAATGGCTGGAGGATGACATCCGACAGCCCTGCGCTCCCCTCGTACAACAATCGCTTTTTCTTCATGGCGAATTGCATCGGGGACACCTCTGGCGATCATAACTGGAACATTAGCCAGCTGTCGGTCGCCATCTTCACGGCATGCTGGGGCTCTACTCAGCTCAGCCAAATGACCAACCTACTCGCCTGCGGGTTCTACCTCAACGGCGCTGACGTAGAAAGCATCACGTTCAACGCGTGCTGGGCGATCTCCAACAACGGCCACGGCATCGATGTAGATCGCGCTCGCAGCGTGCATCTTTCGTCCTGCATGCTCGGCAGCGACTATGCACCTGAGGATTACGGCGGCGAGGGCGCGAACAACGGCAAGGGAGGGACCGGTTCCGGCTTGAAGATCGGCGCCGGGGCTGCCCTTGTCTCGGCTTCAGGCGGGCACTACGAGCACAACAGCAGCTATGGCGTGGACATCGCAGCCGGAGCCCAAGCAGTGGGTCTCAATGGGGTGGAGCTGCGCTACAACGGCCTCGCGCAGGTCCGTAACCTTGCCAACGCCACCGGTCATCAAGTCAAGATCACCAACTGCGGCGGCTACAATCCTCTCGGTTTCGTGGCCTCTCCTGCCGTGCCCGCATCAGGCGCCTCGGTCACCAACCTCTCTGGCGTGGACTGCATGGTCTACATTGTTGGCGGCAATATCGCTAGCATCTCGATCGGCGGGCAGGAGGTGCTGCAGTCGTCAAACACTTCTGTCCTTCTGGCGGCAGGCGATACCATCACTGTGAACTATTCGTCCCCGCCTTCATGGTCTTGGCGAGGAAACTGAGATGGCGGTTTTTATCATGGCCTTTTCTGAACTGCTTTCAGGAGTGTGATGCCATGCGACTTAAAGTCGGAACACGCGTGACATTGAGCCACGAACCGGACTGCATAGTGCCCGAAGGCCAATACCTCGTGACGAAGGCAAACCCCGATGGGTCTTTCCATGTTGGAGGCCTCACAGCGGTCTGGCCCCGCCGGATTATCGACCAATACAGCAAGCAAAGGAACTGACATGTCTGGCCCCAAAAAGCCCAAGCCGAAGCCGAAACCTCAGGCAAAGCCGACCGTAAAGCCGTTCAGCGGCGGCGGCGGCCATGGTGACCCGGACAAGAAGAAGCGCTGATGTTTGAGCCGGCGCTCTTCTCGTTCAACGGTGCTCTGTGCGCGGCGGCCATCGGGTGCGCCGCGGCGGTTCGTCGTGGGCGAGCGGAAGCGCTGGTTCTCTCCGGCCTGCTGCTGGCGAACTTCATCTTCTGCAACTTGGCCTATACGCCTTACGCCCCGAAATACGGGCTGGCGGCGGCAGGCATCAACGTCACGAGCAAGGAACTATGGATGCTGGCCGACACGCTGCTTGCGGCGTCGTGCGCGCTGGTAGCCTTTCGCAGGTGGTGGGGCTGGGCGCTTTGGGCGGCGGGCGCAGTGCAGATCATCACCCACCTCGCCTACAGCTTCGATCTATTCAGCCCGGATGCTTACTCGGATCTCCTCCAGGTCGTGCTCCTGGCGCAACTCGCCGTATTTTTCATGATAGGAGGGCCGGGAGTTGTCGATCTTCTGCATAGTGCTCTGGCTCATTTCCGCAGCCGGCGCAGGTCATTTGCGGCGTCGCGCTATTCAGCGCCGAAAGAGCCGCAACCATGAATGACCATGGCGAACTCAACCGGATGCTCTGGAGCCTGCTGAGCAGCGTGGCAGGCGCAATCACGTCGCTGTCGTTCCAGTCGTGGAAGAACATGACGAAGGCCGAAGTGGCGATGTCGCTGTTCGTCGCGGCCAGCTTCGCCTTCTTCGTCGGCCCCCTCGTGCTCGACAACATCAAGGACGCACGCGCGGCAGGCGGCGTCATCTACCTTATGGCGACCGGATCGAACGTTCTGATCCCCTGGGCAGTTAAGCAGGTGGGCAAGTTATTCGGCAACGGGGCGGGCGAAACGGAGAACCAGTCATGATCTTCTGGACGATCGTTAACATCGCGACGGCCCTGCTTGTGAGCGGAATCGTCGTCTACATGCTGAACGCCTACCACGAACGCTTCGTGATCTACGAGCGGGTTGCCCTGGTCATGATCGCATCGGGCATGCTTCTGCGCATCGGCCCCATCCTCGGCAAAAACATCCTCAAGGTAGACAGCCCCTTCGACGACTGGAGCACCTCGTTCCTGCATCTGGGCGTCGCCGGGCTGTTCGTCTGCCTGCTGTGGCGCATGGAGCGCAGGGAGGCGCTATGATCGACCGCAAACCCATCTTCAACGAGGTCCGCATTCTTCTGGGACGCGGCTTCAAACCCGAGGAAGTGTCACGGCTCGATGTCGCCATTGACCGCGCCGAGGGCAAGGAACCCGCCGTCATGAAAACCAGCGCCAACGGCATCAACCTGATCCACTCTTTCGAGAGCCTGAGGCTGACCAGCTACAAGGATCCCGGCTCAAAGGACGGCCTGCCGATCACGAACGGTTGGGGCACGACGGTGGACGAGAACGGTGGCAAGATCCCGCTCGGCGCCGTGTGGGACAAGGCGAAAGCTGACCGGCTGTTCGCGCGCGATCTGGCGAAGTTCGAGGCTGAGGTTTCGAAGACCATCGGAGATACGCCGACCACGCAGAACCAGTTCGATGCGCTGGTGTCGTTCCACTACAATACGGGCGAGATCGCATCTTCCACGCTGGGCAAGCTGCACAAGGCTGGCGACTATGCCGGGGCTGCGGCGCAGTTTGGGCGGTGGATCTACAACGACGGCAAGCCTATGGAAGGGCTGAAGCGGCGCCGGGCCGCTGAGAAGGCGCTGTATCTGTCATGACCATCGCCTTCCTCACCGCCGCCCGCGCATGGCTCACCGCCCTGCCCAATGGCGTGCGGCGCCTGATATACGGCGCTGGCCTCGCAATCATCGCCGCCCTGCTCGTCTGGTGGTGGATGAAGGCGCACGACGAACGTGTTATCGAGAAGCACCAATCGGAACAGCGCGAACAGGACGTGAAGGCCCTCGACATGAGCGCCGAGGAACGCGCCTCCGATGCCATGACGAACCTCATCAACGAGAAGGAACGCGAAGATGCCATCAAGGCTGCTCCTGAAAGCGGGGCTGTGTCTGACGCTGACGTGGCCCTTAATTGCTTGCGCCTCCGGAAAAACGGTAGGATTCCCGAGCCGTGCCGACGTTTCAGCGGTGACTGAGAAGAAGCCTGCGCCCACCGACGATATCGTGACCGATCCCAAGGCTTCGGCGCTCTACAATGCCTCTGTCGAAAGCTGGGGCGATCGTGTCAGTGCTGCTGGTGGCCGCCTGTGCCGGTTCTTCAAGGCGCGGGGGATGGCGGTGGGTTGTCCGGATAAGTGATCATCAAATCGGCTTGTGTGGATTTGACGATCGTCAAACTGGAGCGGCGACCGGGACTCGAACCCGGCTCATCAGCTTGGAAGGCTGAGGCACAAACCTCTATACCACCGCCGCTAACTGCGGGGCTTCCACCCGCTCCGGCATGTCGCCCGTATCCAGGCCGCCTATGGCTTGGCTTTCCTCAAGGCTCGCTGCGTCACACAGCTTCCGTGGGTACTCGCCAATTTCGTCTGCCCAATGCCGACCCGTGACGCGACCCGGCATATCCGCCTGCGTTTTTCCTACTGCCGTTACCGCATCGCAGGCGCGAGAACGTCAGTGGCCCGTCGTACATGGGTGGAGCCAATACCAAGCCCGATCCTTTCGTAGAGCGGGAACCTCTAAGACCGGGGCAGTGTGCATCGTTGAGAGGCCGCCCCGGTGCGATCATAATGCTGCGGCAGGACCGATCTCTTCCTACTGGTGATGTGCCATGCACTCGGCAGCCGGTCCCTGCGATCCAAGCCGAGATATGCTTTCGCCGCAGCCCCAGCAGAATCTCACATCAGGGGGCGGGGGTCAACGTCAGACGCAGACGTAATCGCCCTCGCCGCGCTCGTTCATGACACGGTGCACCTCGTCACAATGGATATGCCATTGGTTCTCATGGTCCGGGTACATCGCATCCCACATTGCTTTGAGCGTCGATGTGCTGAGCGATCGGAACCAGTCAAGGCATTCCTCGTAGGTCTCGAACTGGTCGGGCACGATGGGCAAAGGCCGGCGCTGGGGGAGCGCTACCACCACGTCCATCACAACTCCTTTCCATCTTCCTCAGCCAGCGCCGAGAGGAAAGCCGCGGTTCTGATCTTGTCCGCCGTTGGCAGCCTCTCGAAAACTGCGCGCGCCTTGTCGGCATCGCGCCTGCCCGCTGCCCTTATCGTGCAAAACAGTTCGAGGTCGTCTGGAATTGCCAGCTCCAGTTCCGCGCTGATGATCTTGACGACAGCCGCCCTTTCCTCGTCTCTTGCCTTCTGGATAGCGGCTTCGATGACGGAGGCGGCGACCACATCGGCGGCATCTGTATCCGCGAACGCACCTTCTGGATGCTCATCAAAGGCTACTTGCGCTTCCCGCCACACCTTCATCGCCTCAGGGGATTGGCTCATGCTCCGTCTCCTGCACGGGCGCGAATTGCGGCGGCGCAGAGGGCCAGCGCGGGCGTGGCAGCGCACGCGTCGAAGCCGTCGAACCACCGCTTCGATCCGCCCTCACCCCTGTACTGGTCGACGCGCGCAAGGCCTGCCGTTTTTCCGGCGGCGTCCCAGATTGTCCGGGCCATGTGCAGGCAGCCTTTGGGAACCAGCATCATCGCCGCGTCGATGGAGGCGGTGAATAACGGAAGCGGAACGCCGTGACCGTTCGCGTCATAATAGCAACGGCCCAGCGGGTGCCCTTCATCGACGACGCGGATGCCAACTAGCGGGCAGAGCGCGCGGTCGATGTCCCTATCCGGCCCCTCCACCGCCTCACACCGCGCCGCCAGCGCAAGAAGCCTCTCTGATTGCTCGGGGGTAGGGATCATGAGCGCTTCCTTCCAGCGAGATAGCCAAAGAACAGGCCATTGAGGGTTCCAAGGAGGAACGAGACAGCGGCGATCAGGCCGCCCAATTGCGGTACCGTCATGCCCCGCCCTCCTTCCGGTAAGCGGCGAGAGCTTCAAGCGCTTCCCGGCGGACATGGTCGAGCGCTTCAGCCAAGGTGGAGGGCTGATCAAGATCGGCATGGAAGCCACTGTTGAACCGATCGTCGCTGTCCGAAATGCCGACGATGCCGATGTCCATGGTTTCGCTCGTCGGCGCGCACGAGGCATCACAAGACACCTGGCACTCTCCGACCGAGAACCACCAACCCGGCAGATCGGCCTTGAAGCGAGAGATGGCTTCCTCCAGCCCGGTCGCTGGTGATGTGATCCAGGTCATACTGCCTCCGCATCGCCGCGAACGAGCAGGACAGCGCCGTTGATCGTGTCGACCATGCATACGCCCCGTTCGATCAGTTGCTGAACCGCCTCGGTCACGTTGTCGCGGCCGTGCTTTTCGTCCATCTGGCGACGGATTTCGGTCGGGCACACCCCCGCCTGACTGTCGATCAGCGCGAGGACTTCGGCTTTAATATCCTCGACAAGATCGCTCTGGGTGGTCTCAGGCATGGTCATGCTGCTTCTCCGAAAAGATCTTGCTGGGCGGGCAGGCGGAGTGCCCGCAGTTCCGTGAAGTCGGCACAGGCGATCTCCACGCTCGGCGAAGCGCCGCGCCATTCTTTGCGGTAGAAATCGCAATCGATGCCGCAGCCGGTCGTCAGCTCGATCCCGGTCGCTTTGTGGAATCTCTCGAACTTGTCGCTCTGCCGCCGGACGTAACTCGGGCGGCCGCTGTATTCGAACGGGCAGCTCATCTGCGGGATAATGAAGGCTCCGAAGTCAGCGAGATCGCTTGCGATATCGATGACTGCCAGATCGGCCTCACCACGGTAGCGTGGCCCGGCAATTTTGCAGACAGTCCCAAACGGCGGATTGCCAATGGCAATGTCAAATCGGCCGAGGTCCGGTAGGGCGTCAGCACTCGCGACGATCCACTCTGCCTCAGGCACGATCTTTCTGCCGACAGCGGCATAGTCCGGGTTGATCTCCACGCACACGACGCGATCGAAAGGCTCGACTGTGTGGTGCCTCACCGCTGCATAGGAAAGCGCCCCGATCCCGGCGCAGAGATCGATCAGCGTCTTGCACCCACCAGTTTCGATCGCGAGGTCATAGGCAAGTCCGAGAGGCGTGAAGAATGCCGCAGCGGCGCTGTTGATATGCCGGGCGCTCTCCATCCAGTTGTTGATGACGAACTCTCGATCATCGAGCGAGAGAACGTCCTGCTGCAGAAGCTCTTCGGCCTGGGCGTGCGCTTTCGCCTGAGCTTTGCTCAGACGGCTCATACCGCCGCCTCCGAAACATCGATCGCGAAGACGGGGGACTGGTTGAGCCGTTCGATCTCAGCAAGAATGCCGGGCGCAGGGTTGAACCACTCGCCCACAAGTCGGTGCTCCGCAAAGCGCTTGTGGTATTCACCCTCCATCAGCGCGCCGCCTGGTATGACCGCCGAGAGTGTGAGCTGATAAGGATTTGAGGTCTGCAAACCCTTCAGGCGCTTTGCCGGGTTGTTGGAAACTCCGATCTTGATCGGGCCGCCCTTGCTGGTGATGAAATACAAGTCGGCGTACTCAACGACGCTGGCGGCGGCTTCCTCGGCGGCCTTCGCCGCGGCTTCCTCCTTGGCATTTCCCCAGAGGTATTTGACCTGCAATGGGGACAGGCCGCTTCCGCTCCACGGCGGAACCGCATTGCCGGGAGCGCTCTGGAACCAACGAGCTATCTTGTACGGAGTGTTTGGCAGGGTATCCGGGTTCTCCAGCCACCCATCTTCGCGCACCATATCTTGGACATGGTGCCGCAAACATCCCGGTACGCAATCTATGTTGCCCGTGTCTTCGCGGCACCAGACATCTACCCAGCCATCCCAATCGTCGGGCGCGGGGAAGCCTATTGACACGGTATGGACGGATTCCGCCCGTTCGGTAAAATCGTGGTCAGCCAT